TGGCTTGAGCAGGCCATGGCCGAGTTCGAGCAGCGCGGTGGCGTGGTTAAGCAATGCGCTATCCGCGTCGGCGGCGACGTTGGCGCCAAGTGGAATGGCGCCGGGGCGATTGTCCTGGCCAACGAAGATCGCATGAAAGACGCCGAAGACGCGCAACGCATCCGCGTGCTGGCCGACAAGGGAGCCGGCATCACGGCGATCAAGTATCACCTGCAGATTGATGCGCGCCGGATCAAGCGACTTGCCCAGTCATACGGCATCAAGATCGCCAGTCAGCGCGGAGGCAACCGTGGAAACGGCCCGAACGAGGCCAATCGCAAGGCAACGGCCGAACGGGGCCGCAAGCACCGCCAGCAACTGGCGCGCCAGGCCATGCCGATGATCGCAGCCGGCGACTCCATGAACTCAATCGTCAAGGCGCTCGGTTGCAGCAAGCCGACCCTGGCGCGAGCAATCGAGGAAAACGGTTATGTCGCAAGAGGCCCATTGCATGCCCAATACATCGCTGCGCCGCTTGGTGACCTGAGCGACGCGGCACTGCTGGAGGTGTGCCAGCCATGAGCTGCATCGTGACGCTCTATTCAATCGACAACCGAGTGTCGCGGCCAGTTGTGCGCGGCACTGAGCCACGGCGCCCTTCCGACTGGAAAGCCAGCGCGTGGTTCGTGCTGCCCAACGGCGAGAAGCACACGCACAGCACGACCGCCCGCGGCGAAACAGTCACCGGCCTCGTCGCCTACATGGGCGGCCTGATCGACAGCCTGATAGCTGACCACGGCAACCAGGTATCTAGCGCCGGCTGGACGGCCACAACGCACGGGAGGCGGAAGAAATGACCGGCAAGCGCAACCACACCGGCCACCGCATCGGCGAGTGGCATCAGCGCGCCAAGCTGACAGATGCGCAGGTAGCTGCAATGCGCGCCGACTACGCCGCTGGAATCGGCGGCTATCAAGCTCTAGCCAAGCGCTTCGGGTGCGGCATGAGCACCGTTCGCGACATCGTGCAGTACCGCACTCGCTACGCATAACTCAACCACTTTGCCACCGGCTGCAATCGCGGCCAGGCGGCGTATTGCCTGGAGGAAGGCATGAGCTATCAGGAATTTGTATCGCGCAAGCTGGAAACGCTAGCGCCATCTGGTCTCGCTGAGCCGTTCACCCTGCCGGAATCGCTGTTCGATATGCAGCGCGATCTGGTTGCGTGGGCATTGCGCCGTGGCCGCGCTGCGATCTTCGCAGATACCGGGCTCGGCAAGAGTCGCATGCAGGTTGCATGGGCTGATGAGGTGGCGCGCCGCACGGGTGGCGACGTGATGATCCTGGCGCCGCTGGCGGTTGCCGCGCAAACAGTCGCCGAGGGTAAAAGCATCGACGTACAGATCACGCACTGCCGCGAGCCGGAGGACGTTCGCCCCGGCATCAACATCGTCAACTATGACCGCATCCACAAGTTTGACTGCTCGCGCTTTGTCGGGGTCGTGCTCGACGAATCGTCGGTCATCAAGCATCACACCGCCAAGACGTTCGATCAGCTCGTGCAGGCGTTCGGCAGCACGCCGTATCGGCTCTGCGCGACAGCAACGCCGGCGCCGAATGACTGGACAGAGCTAGGCACGCACGCTGAGTTCCTTGGCGTCTGCACCCGCTCGGAAATGCTCGCCGAGTTCTTCGTCCACGATGGCGGCGAGACGCAGACCTGGCGACTAAAGGGACACGCTCGGCACATGTTCTGGCGCTGGGTAAGCCAGTGGGGCGCATGTGTCCGCAAGCCATCTGATCTTGGCTACGACGACAGCGCCTATCGCCTGCCGCCGCTACACGAAACTGAGCATCTGGTGGAGGTGGATGACGGCAACCTGATCGAGGACGGGATGCTGTTCGCGCTGGAGGCAAGCAGCCTGATGGAGCGCCGCGCGGCCAGAAAGGAAAGCATGGAAGCCCGCGTGAAGGCTTGCGCTGACCTGATCAACGCAGACGACGAGTTCTGGATTGTGTGGGGCGAGTACAACGCCGAGACGGAAATGCTCGTGAAGATGATCCCTGGCGCTGTCGAGATTGCCGGATCGCATACGGCGGACCAGAAAGAGCAGCGCCTCGCCGACTTCGCGGCTGGGAAGATCAGGGTTCTCGTCAGTAAGCCGTCTATATGCGGATGGGGACTCAACTGGCAGCACTGCGCCCGCATGGCATTCGTCGGCGTGTCCGATTCCTTTGAGGCCTACTACCAAGCAGTCCGACGCTGCTATCGCTTCGGCCAAAAGCGCGAAGTACAGGTTCATCTGTTCAGCAGCCAGCTGGAAGGTGCCGTGCTCGCCAACCTGCGCCGCAAGCAATACGACGCTATCGCAATGGGCGAAGCGCTCGCCACCGAAACGGCTGAGGCCGTACGCGCCGCCATCTGCGGCACCAAACGACAGACCAATGACTACATCGCCGCGCGCAAGGTGAAAGCGCCCGCGTGGCTAAGGAGTGAAGCCGCATGAACTGCATCAGCCAAGTTGACCGTCCAGACAGCGCTCTTTTCAACGGGGATTGCGTCGAGGTAATCGCCGGCCTGCCGGATAACAGCGTGGACTATTCGATCTTTTCTCCCCCGTTTTCCTCGCTGTACACATACTCAAACAGCCCCCGCGACATGGGCAACAGCCGCACGGACGCGGAGTTCTTCGAGCACTTCGATCATCTGGTGCGGGAGCTGGCCCGCGTCATCAAGCCGGGGCACAACGTCAGCTTTCACTGCATGCAGCTGCCGACCAGCAAGGAGCGCGACGGCTATATCGGGCTGAAGGATTTTCGCGGGGCGCTTATTCGTGCATTCCAGGGCAATGAGGCCGAAGAGTTCCACGCAGTCATCCGCCGCCTGATGGTGCGCATGATCGCCGCGAACTCAGATGGCGATGCCGCACGATTCTCGCGACTGGAGTCGATTTGCCTCAACCTTCAGGAAGAGCTTTCGCGGCACCCAGCGCAGAACGGGTTCATCTACGCGAGCGAGGTCTGCATCTGGAAAGACCCGGTGACGGCCATGCAGCGAACCAAGGCGCTCGGGCTGCTGCATAAGACTATCCGCAGCAACGCCACGATGAGCCGCCAAGGCATCGCGGACTACCTCGTCACTATGCGCAAGCCTGGCGAGGTGATGGACAAGGTAGCCCATGATGATCTGCCGGTTGACGAATGGCAGCGGCTCGCAAGCCCGGTCTGGATGGATATCAACCCCAACGACACATTGCAGTTCCGCAGCGCCCGCGAGCACGACGACGAGCGCCACATCTGCCCGCTCCAGCTTGAAGTCATTCGGCGTGGAATTCGCCTATGGACAAAGGCCGGCGACGTAGTGCTGACCCCTTTCCTCGGAATCGGCAGCGAGGCGTTCTGCGCCGTAGAGATGGGCCGGAAGGCCATCGGTGTCGAGCTGAAAAAGAGCTACTTCGATCAGGCCGTAAAGAACATCGACAGCCTGGCGGCGCAGCACGATCTGTTCGCCATCGCATGAACGCACCAACCTACTGCCGAACCACCGGCCAGCGCGTGGGCCAATGTCAGTGCCTGCGCTGCAAACCCGTACCGGAGTCAGCGCCATGCTCATGAACCTCAGTGCGCATCAGGAGTACGTCCAGTGAACTTCCCCGAGAACACCGAAGAGTTCCAGCGCGGCCTTGCCGACTACTCGGCAGGGCTGGGCCGGGATGCCTGCCCATATCGATCCATCCGCAAGCGCGCGCTGTGGCACTGCGGCTGGCACGCAGCAGATCAGGAGTTGAACCAATGAGCATGACCGATTCGCCCACCGTGCGCCGGATCAACGCGCAGGTGCCTGACACCTTGGCGCACTACCTGGCCGTAGAGCAGCAGGCGCGCTTCCACGCCGAGGCGCTGGCGTTGCTTGAGGCAGCAAAGCCATTCGTTGGTCGCTGCAACAGCATCGGCGGCCAGCGGCTCAGCAAGACAATCACCGAGTTCATCGCCAAGCACCGGAGGAAGATGCCGTGATCCTGCGCCCGCTTGAAGGCCGAACTGGCACCGGCCCCATCGACAACCTGGCCATGTACGAAACCCAGCTCGAATGCCCAGAGTGCGGCGCCTTCGAGGTCTGGCATATCCCCGAGCAGCAGGGCACTTGCCACGGCGGCAAGTTCACCAACAGCTGTATCGAATACCACTGGTGCGAGTCGTGCGAAGCATGCCTCACGGATAAGGAGCAAACCCCATGACCACCACAACCATAGCGGTGCCGCGTGATGTGCCGGATGGCTACATGCCAATCCCGACAGCTGAGCAAATAGCCGATGCGCTGGAGAACGTCCGCTGCTTCCACGATATGAGCGCTGAACTGATCGCGCCTGAGCTGCTGGTTAATTTGCTGGGCGCCCCAACCGTCAAGGCTGAGCAGGTGCTAGTCACTCACGACCTGCGCGCCAAGCTGATTTCAGGCCTGGACGATATCGGCGCTCTTTCGCGCAACCTGCGGCAGGGTGGCTGCGATAGTTCAGACCTGCCGGGTCTTGAAGAAGGCCTTGCCCACGCCATCGGCATGGCTCACAAACTTATTTCGCTGCTGGAAGCCCCCTCCCTGCCGGCTGCTGGGTCGGCTGAGGAAGAGGTGGAGGTGGTGGCGTGGCGCTACCGCCATAGCGAGCAGGAGAAATGGCAGGCCGGCGTAGAGCGTAAGTCGCTGTGGGAAACCGAACCCCTCATGACCGTCGCCCAGCACGAGCGCATCGTCGCCGCCCTTTCCGCCCAGCAGTCCGCGCATGTGAGCGTACCGAGGGAGTTGCTGGAGCGAGTTTGCTGGCCGGTAGTTAGCGGATCTGATCGGCACACGCATAGCGAGGCTGTGGCCGAACTCCGCGCCCTTCTCGCCAGCCATGGGCGGGGTGAAGCATGAGCCTGTTCCAGTGCTACGAATGCGGCTGCCGCGAGAACACGGCTACCTGCAATTTCTGGTCGCGCATGGATGCTGCCGGACAGTGGCGCGGCGTTGAGTCAAAGCCGTGGATGCTGTGCTCTGCATGCGACCCGGATATTGGCAAATGGCACGACTATTTCCCTCGCCGGTTTTTGCCCAAGGGCATGTTCGTGACAAATGATCGCGGCAACCTGGCGCACAAAGAGACGGGCGACGAGAACACCTCCGCCTATGCGATCAGCCATGCGGAGAGTGAGAAGGTATGAGCGGAAGATACCTGTACTGTCAAAACACCAGTTGCGGCGCGTATCTAGGGAGCCTGGGAGAGGATGAATGCAATATTTGCGGATGGCGAGCAGGCCGCTACATGGATGAAGACGAAGAACCAGATGCCGACGATAAAAGAGGTCAAGATGAGTGAGCAAGCAGTGAAGCGGTACGACTATGGGTATGTGGATGACGGAAACGGCAGCCGATATCTTGGGCTTATTGAGCGAGATACTGGGGAGCTAGTTCGCCACGACGACTACGACGCCCTGCGCGCAGAGGCCGAGGCGCTGCGCGTTGCTCTACTCGGTATTGCATCCGTAAACCCATCGGAGCGCGGCATCGAGTGGGCAAAGTCATATGCAAGTGACGGCCTCAAGGGCGCGGGTAGCGAGCTGTACGCGCGCTGGCTTGATACGTTCAAAGAGGCCGAGGCGCTGCGGGCGCAAGTTTCCGCGCTCCAGTCTGACGCGAATAGCTGGCAGTCTGGGTATGACAAAGGGCGCGAGGACGGCGCAAAGGCGGCAGAAGGCTGGAAAGCCCAGCACGCCCGCGACAGTGCAGAGCTGCGCAGGCTGTGCGCCGAACGCGAAGCCCTTGCCGCCGAGTTTGAGGCTATCAAGGGGCAGCAGCCGGTCGCATTCTACTGGCAAGACATTGGCTATCCAGAGCCGCGTAAGCATGGGCCTTACTTCGGATGGCCGAGTGAGTCAGCGCTGCGCAATGTGGATGGAGGCGCAATTCCTGTGCCGCTCTACACCCTGCCGCCCGCCACCCTGTCGCCGGAAGTGCAAGCAAGCGGCCCGTATGCGTCCGTGGCTGGTGCACTGGCTCAGCGCTATCCGAAGCCGTCTCTGCTCAAGGACTGCAATGTCAGCTACTCGAACAGTTCGCGACCGCTGGCCGAGCAGGGAGAGCGGCAGGAGGCGGCGGCTGAATACCAGCAGCTAAGCAGATACGGAAATTGGGATCGGGTGGATAAGGCTGTCTATGACATTGGCAAGCTAGGCGACACGCCTGAAAAATTCAGGGCGCTCTACACCACCCCGCAGCCAGGCCCGGACGTGCGGGCGCTGGCCGCCTCTCTTTACCAGGCATGCGGCGCGTACGACATGCCGGAGCGCATTCTCGACGCACTTAGCGCGGCTGCCAATGGCGAACCGTTCACGCACATGATTGATGGCCTCCTTCCTTGCGTGCCGCCATCAGGTGAAGGCGTGCGGGCGCTGGTGGCACCCAGCATCAACCCATCCACCTTTCACGCCAATGGCGAGGGGGCGACGAAATGAAAACTTGCCGGCGCTGCCGCCAAATTCATCCATCAACAAACTTCCATAAGAACAGTAAACGGTCGGACGGACTTGCATCATGGTGCAAGGAGTGTTGTGCGCAGAACATGCGAAAACAATATCTGGCACGGCGAAACGAGCGCATAGCAAAGGCGACCGCGCACAACAAAACAAACCCAAACCGCAAGCGCATTACCGCAAAAAGCGATGCAAAGGCTAGGGCATCATTGGCCGACCGATATGTTCGCCGTTGCATAGCCGCATGTGGCGGCCTCAGATATTCAGACGCACCAAGCTGGCTTGTAGCCCTGGTGCGCGAACACTTAAAAATAACCAGGGAGCTACGCAGCCATGAATACCGCTAACGAATTGCGCAATGAACTTGCAAAAGTATTTGAGGAACTTCGCAGCGGCACAATCAAGCCAAAGGAGGCTGCAGAATTAGCCAACCTTGCCGGGAAAATGATCGCATCAGCAAAAGTTCAGATTGAATACGCGCTCATGAGAAAACAAGAGCCAACTATTTCGTTCTTGGAGTCCTTTGATTCTGACGACAGACAGTAATTCAATTCAAACCCATCTGCCGCGACACCCGCCTTCCCTACCCCTGCGGCTGCAAACGCTGCAATCCGAACTGACCTGAGCGCCGCCCGGCGCAGATATGGAGCTAAGCCAATGAGCATGAAAGAAGAGTTCACCGCCATCGACATGGCCACGGCTGCGGCCGATGGTTTTCGGGCTGGGCAAAGGGCCGCGAATGCGGATGAAGCTGCACCAGGGTGGATCAGTGTCGAGGATCGGCTGCCACCAGTCAGACAAATACTCTCGGACTCGTGCGTGCTGGAGGGAAAAGAGATTCCAGCGCTCTACCGATCTACCGATGTTATTTGTTGGGACGGTAAGCGCGTCGGCTGCCAGATCGTGGAATGGTTTCACGCAAAGATGCCGATCGGCGGAGTCACCCACTGGATGCCGCTGCCGGCCGCCCCCGCCCAAGGAGGCCAGCGATGAGCACACCTTTGAAAACGCGCCACTGCGATGAGTGCAAGCACGGCCGGTTCGTCGACGTACCCGGAATGCTAAAGCCTCGAATGGAATGCCTGATGCTGCACAAGCCTCGATTTTATGCGCCGGACTACTTCGACCGCGACACTTGGGGATACAAGCGCAAGTGCGGCGACTTCATTGCCAAGGAGAAACTCGGCATGGCTACGAAGGAGGCGTGAATGGAGTTCGAATTTGACAGAGATATCAGCGAGTCGGCAAAGGCGTGGATGTTGCTTGAAGACCTGCGTGACTGCGCGAATGAGTGCTACAACCATGCGCGCTTTCGAGGCACAAGCGGACTCGACAACTATGAGCGACTAACTGAGGAAGCCGACGCCCTTCTCAATGGGGGTGAGGCATGAGCATCCTTTGCCAGTTGTTCGGACACAAACCGCCCCAGGTCATACAGCGACCACAGCTCTATGGGTGGCGGAGATTACCTGAGGGTAGATCACCCTTGCCGCGATGGCATCGGGCGCGTGAATCTTCGGGTGTATGGGATCTGCCCGCGCTGCGGCGGCGATTATCAGGTAGGCATGACCCATCTGCACAAGTTCGAGAAGTTCATGCACCTGCGAGATTTTGACGAAGACCGCCCCGCCGCTGCCGCCGATGAAGGAGAGGTGTGATGCCAGCCGATAACGTCACAAGCTTCGACTACACCGACCGCCTTGGCATCCAGAAGATGCCGCCAGGCTATTTGCTGATCGGCCTGGATAGCGGCCACTTCATGTGGGAGCGGACGAGCGACGAAGAAGAGTCATCCATCCACTGGAACAAATGGGAAGTCTGGCGCTGGGCTTGGCAAGACCACAACGATCGCGCAGCAGGAGGTCAAGATGAGTGAGCAAGTGAGGTCGACGGCATACCGCCTATCGCAAGCTATCGCAATCCTTGAGCAAGAACTCGCCCGGATTAACAGGGCCAAAAAGTTCACGGGGAAAGAGTGCGAGACATGCGGGGAGAGCGTCCGATATACAGCGACAGGCCGATGTGTTGAGTGTGCTTTTCGCAGCACTGAAGAAAGCAGAAAAGTCGCCGAGCTTGATCGGAAACTGCGTGATGCCCTGGCATCAGAGTCACGCGCCTGGGCGCGCGTTGCTGAGCTTGAAGACAAATATGAGCCGCGCGATGACGCGGATATTGCGAGGGTAGCGCTATGAGTGAGCAAGTAGTGAAGCGGTACTGCTTGAGCGAGTTTGCCGAGCCCAACACGTGCCCAGTTGGCCCCGGCAGCTATGTCGCGACAGAGGACTACGACGCCCTGCACGCAGAGGCCGAGGCGCTGCGTGTCGCGCTGCTTGAGATCGCATCCGCAAACCCCGCGGAGCGCGGCATCGAGTGGGCAAAGTCATATGCAAGTGACGGCCTCAAGGGCGCGGGTAGCGAGCTGTA